CTTAATGTTATGAAGCAGTATAAACTTGTATCGACAGCAGGTGCCTGGTATACATTTACAAGAACAGATGGTTCAGAAGTTAAATTCTTATCAAAAGATTTTGAAAAGAAATTAGATGAGCTAGACGGATTGAAAGATGAAATTTATCAGCAGATCTGCGATGCATATATATTGCAATATAAGCCTGGAGAAGATTTTGGTATTGATGATGTCGAGATAGATGAAGAATTTGTTTCAGAAGAGGGATGATGAAGAACAGATATCAAGACATATTCCACCAGATAGAGAAGGATCGAGAACAAGGACAGGGGTCTAATAAGAATAGCCATTTATTGATTATCGACGGTTTGAATACATTCATTAGAGTGTTTTCGGCCGTCCCTGCCTTGAATGATGATGGGATGCATATCGGAGGAGTTACTGGATTCCTCCGATCCATTGCTGCTAGTATTCGTCAACATAAGCCGACAAGATGTGTTATTATTTTTGATGGTAAAGGTGGATCGGCAAGAAGAAAGAAATTGTATCCTAATTACAAAGCCAATAGAGCAAACAAAACAGCATTTAATCGGCATAAAGAATTTGCTTCATTGCAAGATGAACAAGATAGTATGAAGCGTCAATATGGTCGTATGATACAATACTTGAATTGTTTACCTGTAACAACAATGGCCATTGATCAAATTGAAGCAGATGATGCAATTGCATATCTTACAACTCAGGTTTATAACAAGCCAGATAATCGAGTTACCATTGTTTCAACCGATAGAGATTTTCTGCAATTAGTAGATAATCGAGTATCAGTATGGAGTCCAGTTAAAAAGAAAATGTATACGCCAGATTTAATGAGAGATGAATTTGGTATAGATGCAAAAAATTATTTATTATATCGTGCAATAACAGGAGATAAGTCAGATAATATTCCTGGTGTTAATGGAGTAGGATTAAAAACTATGATTAAACGTATACCGATTATAACTGAGTATTCAGAATTATCAGTTGATCGTTTAGTAGAATATGTATCCGGACTCGATAAAAAATACAAAGTGCATGAAATATTAGAACAATCCGGAGATCAGATTAAATTGAATTATGATTTAATGCAGTTGAAGGATGTAGATATAAGCGGTGATGCAAAAATGAAAATCATGCATATCGCTCAAGACGAAATAACAAAGATGGATGTATTATCATTTAAAAAGATGTTTATGGTTGATAAAATGTATACCGTTATAAAAGATCTGGATACGTGGTTATCGTCGGCATTTAATCCATTAAATGCTTATAGATCTCTTTGATCTTTGAAAAAAATATTATATATTTAATGTATGACAGACAGATTAAGTTCATACGGTTATAGTTTTCAGATAAAGGTTATAACAGCTTTATTAACAGATAGAATGTTCATGCAACAAATATCTGATATACTATTACCAACATATTTCGAAAGTGAAGCTAACAATTGGATAGTTGATAATATACTTGAATATAATAAAGAGTATAAAACATCCCCAACGTTAGAAGTAATGAAAGTAAAGATCGAGGCGGTTGAGCATGATGTGCTTAAACAACAGATCGTTGATCATCTTAAAGATGCTTGGAAATTTACAGAAGCTACAGATTTACAATTCATAAAAGAACAAGCATTAGATTTTTGTAAAAACCAGGAAATTAAAAAGGCAATATTATCATCAGTTGATTTATTAAAAAATGGCCGGTATGATGATATCAAAGCAAAAATAGATGATGCGTTAAAAGCAGGTGGTGATAAAGATATTGGGCATGACTACAT